AAGTTTTTGGTACTCGTCAAAGTTGCGACACATCCCACCAGCCAAGTCATCGGCGTAGTTGTTCATGTCGGTGCGTATTTGTTCGCGCAATACGCGTGCGAATTCTGAAATCATTGTTTAGGCGTCTCCTTCGGGTTTTGTGCAGCTTGGTTTGCAAGCTGGGCTTTTTGCATCTTGTGTTGACCTGCTTTGTTCAGGGCATCCACTTGCAACTTCTTGTTCTCAAACTCTTGGCGAGCCTTGTCTTGTTTGAGCTGGCCAGCTTTGGCCAGTGCGTCCATTTGAATTTTCTTGTCGGCTTGTTTTGCCTGTTCCATCTTGGCCATGCCGTCCATCTCCAAGCGTTGTTGCTCAAGCTGCAACTTGCCTTGGACTTCTTGCTGTCTCAGCGCCAACTCATCTTGCTTGAGCTTCAACTCTTGCTGTTGCATCTGAATCAGCGGGTCTTGCTGTTGCTGCTGAGCCTGTTGCTGTGCGGCCTGCGCTTGGCTTTGCTGGAGTACTTGCTGGGCAGCTTGGGCCATCATGGCCGACAACTGAATCTCAATCTCAGGTGGCAACTTCTCGTCTTCTGGAGGCAAAGGCATGCCCAACTGCTGCTCGATCTTCAGCTTGTATGCGTAGCCAACGTGCTCTGCAACGTGGGCCATCATGGCTGCCTGAATCATCGGAGCCTTGGGGTTCTGGCCAATCAACTGCATGACGATGGGGTCTTGCATCGCGGACATGTGCACTTTGATGTGTGACTCGTGATCTTGGTAGAAGAACGCTTTGACCGGCTCGCCTTTGAGCACAGCCATGTTCTCGGCCACTGGGTCACGAGGCTTCTGGTCGTCAGGCAGGGGCACGAGCTTGTCGGCATCCTTGATACCCAGCACCTCAAGCATCCCACGGTGCAGCTTGGGCAGGTCGTAAATCTCAGGGGCCATCTGTGCCATCTGGATCACAGCTTGGTACTGCACAACGCGTTGACTCATGGTCGCCGCGTTTGGATCGCTCACGGGAATTATGTCGATGTGTGCGTAGTCTTCCCGCTTGGCTTTGCGTGGGGCATCGCTGTCTGGGTCGTAGTCGTAGTCAGGGTCTGTGTAGTCCTTGATGATGTCGGCCAGCAGGTTCAACTCCTGCTTGAAGCTGTAGTGCATCCGTGCTTGCACGGCTGACATGATCTTGAGCTGGCGCTCGAGCAGGGCCAGTGTTGTGCCCACCGGAGCCTGCGCAGACATGTCACTGACTTTCATGTCCGCTGTTGCTGCGAAGCGACGGCCTTCGTCCACGATCTTGTCCAGCAGGCCAGACAGAACCATTGACGGCTCTTTATATGGCAGGGGCAGGATGCTGTCGCGGATGTTGCCAGAGCCTACGTCTGCATCTCGCCACTCGCCGGGGGCGATGGGTGTGTCGTCTCCCTTGATGCGCAGGCCACGGGACTTCAAACCGCCGGGCAGGTTTGACAATGTTCCCGCATCAACCAACTGGCGGATGATGCTGGTGGCCGACTTGGCGTAGCCACCGATCAGGTGGAACAGACCGAAGCCGTAGGCTCCGAAGCCGGGGATGTACTGGTAGTGCACAAAGTGCTGACGCTTGAGGCGCAGGACGTCGTCTTCTTTCCAGTTGCGGCGAATGGCCAGAATCTCGTTTGTACCTTTAATCAGGGTAACTACGTATGGCAACGCAATGCCGGTCTCTTCGCCGTCATCGTCTTTGTCTTCGTATCCGGGCAAGCTCAAGTCGGCGTGGCACTCATACAACGTGTACCGGTCGTCGTTCATGTCGCTGAAGCCGGTCTCTTTGTCCTTGGCCTTCTGGATGTTTGTCTGGCTCTTGTCGGTGTCTGGCAGCTCGATGTCGCGGTAGAAGCCAGCTTGCTGGAGCTTGACGATCTCGTTCTTGGTCTTGCGCATGACGTGTGTCACGCGGTAGCAGGTATCCAAGTCTGTCGCGCCGTAGGGCAGGATGATGTCTTCTGCCGGGATGAACATCGACACTTGGCGATCCAAGCTTGGGTCGAAGTACACCTTCTTGAATGCTGAGCCGGTGGCTGGCAGGCTCCACAGCATGCGCTCATGCTCAGGGCGGAACTCGCGCATGACTTCTGTCAGCTCGTAGTTCAAGTCATTCTCAACGCGGATGGACGCTGACTGCTTCTCAGGGGTCTGCTTGCCCAGAATCTTTGTGCGCACTGGCCCTTGCGCGGGAAAGGCCTCCATGATTGCCTCAGACTGGAAGCGCACCACGGCCTCGGTAATCATAGGGTGGAACACGCCACAGGCTCCGTTCCAAGGCTCTGTGCGCTCCTCGTACTGGAGACCCAGCAGCTTGATGCCCTCGACGTAGGCTTTCTCCCAGTCCTTGCGGGAGTTCTTGTCGTTCTCAATGTCGCCGTCCAAGTCGCCAGCCAGTGTCTGGAGTTCACCCTCGTCCATGTCCTCGGCCAAGTTCATGTCGAACTCAGGCTCTGTGGGGGTGATGGACAAGTCCAGACCATCCGCGTGGATGTTTACCTGCTCGGGGTCAATGATCTCAATCTCGATAGCTTCTTCGTTGAGAGCTGCGTCCTCGATCCCCACGGGGTTCTGGTACAGGGCCTTGTCGATGTTTGTTGCCATTTTGTGCCTTTAATAGTACGCCGCTCGGCGCTTGAAATAGATCGGGTCATCTTTCTCGTCTGTGTCGAGCTGGATGAATCCGCCTTGTCTGAATCGCAGGAGTGCCTGCGTGGTTGTGTCCACAAAGTCATCGTGCTCGCCCACTGGGAAAGCCGCGACCTCTTCAATTACCTCACGCGCCCAGCGAGTGTCGGGAGCCCACACCAAGCCTGACGCAAACATGTCGGCTACAGCATTGACACGCACCATCTTATCGTTTCCACGGCTGGGTGTAAATTCTTGTACGGGGATGCCCATGTTGCGCAGCTCTTGGATCAGTGGCCCGCCAGCGGCTTTCTTCTCCACGATGAACGCATCGGGCTGCCACTCCTTCCAGTGCTTGAACGCAATCTGTTTGAGTTCAGGAAAGGGCATCCTGTCCTTGAAAGCGTCCAGCAATATGAGCTGGGGCTTGTCGTTTTCTTCCTCGTTGTACCAGACGCCCCACGTCGTGCAGGCGCTGTAGTCGGATGTGCTCTTGGTCTCATGGGCCGTATCCCATGACTGGATGATGTACTCGCACGGGGGCGGATCGTCTGATTGCCAGATGCGCCATTGCTTTCTGCTGATGACCGCCGCCGTGTCACTGGTCGGCTGCTGCATGTACTGCGCGTTCCAATACCGGGGATCCATCGAGGACTTGGCAGACTTCAGCGCCTCCAGCGGCCACTGCTCCGGCCAGAGAGATTTCTCGTTCTCCGTGTCCTCGTGCAGGATGGCGGGCAGCTCGACGATCTCCCAGCGCGGGGAGTCTGGGTTGCTCACCTGATACTGGATCAGCCGTCCGGTCAAGTCCAACGGCCCCCAGCGGGTCATGATGACAATGATCGCACCGCCCGGCATCAGACGCTGCAACGGGCCTGTTTGGAACCAGCTCCACGCCGTGTCAAACGCTAGACGACTGTTTGCCTTTACGTCTTGTTCCGAGTGAGGATCGTCGATAACGAATAGGTCAGCACCACGCCCAGCCAGAGCACCACCGACACCAGCAGCATAGTACTGGCCACCAGCACTAGTACTCCACTTTCCAGCAGCCTTCTGGTCATCTGCCACGCCTGTCTTAGGAAATAGCTCATGGTACTGTTCATCCTCGAGTAAGTTACGAACCCGCCGTCCAAAGTCTTCTGACAGGCCCGCCGTGTGCGTTCCCATGATGATCTTCTTCTCAGGGTAATTACCTAGGAAGTAACCGGGGAACAAGTAAGAGCTGAATTCAGACTTACCCATACGGGGCGCAATGTTGATAATCACGCGCTTCTTCTTGCCGTCGATGACGTCTTGAAATATTTTGGCCAGCTTCCTGTGGTGTGGCCCCACCTTGAATCCGGGGTAGACGTACTTGGCAAACTCAATCATGTTAGTGCGCGCTGACCTGACGGTCTTGAACGACTCTGACCTGTCCAACATGTCCAACGTCTCAAGCTTCTCTTGCGGACTCATCATCGGCAGCTTGGCATACAGAGCTGTAGCTTCTTGCGGTGTAAGTAACCGCTCACTCATCTTGGGGTTCCGCTGGCGTTTCTGGCTTGTCAATCTCTTCGATGTCCGTGTACTCGACGTCGGACACGTTCATGAACTTGGCCAGCTTCTCTTTAAGCTTGCGGTCAATCTCGTCTTCGGTAAGGTCGAGCTTCTTGACTTCGATCTTGTCGGTAAACAGGCCGACTTCGGTGACCTTGCCCAGTAGGCCAAGCGCTTTCAAGCGGACATTGGCGTTGGGGTTCTCACATTCTTCAAGCAGTTTGGCCACGGTGTAGCCGCGGAGTTCCTTGGCCTGCTGTACAAATTCCCAGTCATAGGCCGTGAGCATTCCCACCAGATGCTGAACAGCGGCTGGCGTTTTGATTTGAGACAGGTGTTCGTGCGTGATTTCTGCTGGCGCGGAAGACACGAGGTTTGTGAAGGATGCCCGTGCTGCTTGGGTTTCGGCGTTGCTGACCACAGTATCTGTGTCCACAGCACCAAGGCCCTTGAGCCAGTCGGCAGTCTTTACTTTGGCGTCGATTACATCGGCGGGGTGTTGCTTTTCAATTGGCGACGGTTTTCCAGAGTGGTCGCCCACTTCCGGTTCAAAGTCGATGAGATGATCTAGCATTGGCGCATAAGTCCCTTGTACCTGCGATGCGCGTAATGTACACTACTTT